CAACTATTCCGAAAATCACGATTTGCGGAAGTGATGCACACGCAGCGCAAAAAGGAAAAGGTAGCATTTGCAACGGCTTCGGCGCTTGCCGTCCTATTTGCATATACGCCCGCGCCGACCAGTACCCCCGGCGGCGGTGGTGGCTGCTTCCTTTTTTGATTTGGGCGCAGGCGTTCGCGTTCGCCGCCTACCTGCCGACGCGCCACACATACCGCCCCATGCCCCGAGCGCACCCCCGCAAAACTATTCGCCCCTATATACTGTATTCTCACACAATCTCACCCCAAAATGCCCCAAGCACCCCTCCCAAAAACATGTAGCACCCCTCCAAAAATTTCCGCAGAAAAAAAGTACACAAAATGTTGGGTTCGGGCTTGAAGCCGACCGCCCCATGTGGTAATAAGGAATTATGGGGGAGTACTCCCACGGATGTAGAACACCAAAGGAGTATAACTCTTTGGGAGTATAGCCCGAAAAACGGAAGCGTGAGCGAGAGTTCTCTTGTTTTCATAATTTTTGACATTGGGGCGAGCAGGGTTTCCACCTTACTTGCCCCACCCTCCAAGCGAAGCTGATAAAGGCCGTCGCCCGCCTAAAAGTGCGTACCATGTGGCGGCCGTTTAATAGAATACTACCTTAAAGGAAAAAAATATGGCTGAAAAATACTATGGCACTGTGCCTGCGGAAAACTTAATAGAGATTGACGAGGCAGATGTGGAGATTTTGCAGCCGGGCGAAGCGCGAAAAGTGGCGAAAAAGCCGAGGAAGTATAACTCTACGGAGCGAATCGAGGCGAAAAAGCGGTTTAGCTCCCCTTGGCGAATGGTGCAAGCGATAAATCAGTATTTCGACGATTGTGAGGAGTGCGAGATTTTGACGGACGCAGAGGGCAATCCAGTGCTTTATAAGGGCGAACCTGTATATAAGAAGAAGCCGACACCGCCGACGACTACGGGCTTGGCGCTTGCACTCGGTTTTGCTAACCGCCAAAGCCTCGTGGACTTCGTGAAAAAAGACACTTTGGCGCAGCAGAATGATATGAGGTCAACTTCCGGCGAGGATTATACGCTTGTGTACGACACGACGGAGTTTAGGGACGTCATCTACACAGCTTATACGATTTGCGAGAAGTTTATGGAAGAAAAACTGTACGATAAGGATTCTGCGAACGGCGCAAAGTTTGCCCTTGCAAATTGCGACAAGCGGTGGAGCGACAAGCAAGGCCTTGATTTGACGCTCAAAACAAGCGAGGATCATATTTCTGCCGACGAAGCGCAGAAGCGTTTGCAGGCGCTCGGCTTTATCCAGATTGCAGTAAAGAAGGATAAGGACGAGAAGAAGGACGAAAAGGGCGAGAAAAATGCCTAAAAAACTCACATTCAAAGAACAGGCCGAAGTTATAGCGGCATACGAGAGTTATGTCAAGACGAGTTACCCTGCTTATGTGCTGCATGTGCATGATAACGCATGGATTCCGTCGAAAGTCGGCGTTTACATAGCGACGAAGGTGCAAGAGTTTATCGAAGCCGATACGGGCAACGCATACGACATTTTGATACTCTCGATGCCTCCGCAACATGGAAAATCAATGACAATTACGGAAACATTACCCAGTTTTTACTTGGGAAACCACCCCGAAAACCGCGTTATTGAGATTTCCTACTCGGAGGACTTCGCAAAACTGTTCGGAAGGAAGAATAAGAACAAAATTGCGCAGTATTGCGGCAATTTATTCAACATACAGCTCGCAAGCGCACCCAACAGCGCGACGGAGTTTGAACTTGAAGGGCATAGGGGCGGCATGATAAGCCGAGGCATTATGTCCGGCGTTACCGGGCGACCTGCGGACTTGATGATAATAGACGATCCGATTAAGACAGGCCTTGAAGCGCAGTCGCAATCGTACCGTAACCGCATTTGGGAAGAATGGAACACTTCGTTTAAGTCGCGTTTATCTGCCGGAGCGAAGGTTATTGTTATTCAGACACGCTGGCATGAGGACGATTTAGCCGGGCGCATTATCTTGAACGAGAAAAATGTAACGGTTATCAACTTACCATGCGAAGCGGAGAAAAACGATCCGCTCGGTCGTGATGAAGGCGAAGCGCTTGCACCCGAAATAGGCAAAGACGACGAGTGGCTTATCAATTTCAAGCAGGGCTATATGACAAAAGAAGGCCGCATGTCGTGGAACGCGCTGTATCAAGGCAGGCCGTCGGCTATGGAAGGCAACCTTATAAAGCGCGAATGGTGGCAATACTATGATGTTCTGCCAGACTGCCCTACATGGGGCATGTCGGTGGACGCAACATTCAAGGATAAAGACGACAACGACTTTGTTGCTATACAAGTTTGGGCGAAAACGGGGCAAAAAATGTACCTTGTTGAAGCTCTTAAAAAGCATTTGGACTTTGTAGGCACGATAAATGCGATAAGAACGCTGAAAAACAAGTATTCTCGCGTAAGTATGGTGCTAATCGAGGACAAAGCGAACGGCTCGGCGATTATACAGGTACTTCGGCAGGAAATGCTCGGCATTATCCCGGTCAACCCAATCGGCGGTAAAGTGGCGCGTGCAAACGCTGTAACACCCGTAATTGAGTCGGGGAATGTGTTTTTACCGCGTTTTGCAGCCGAAACGGAAGATTTTGTGGACGAATGTTCAAAGTTTCCGAACGGAGCGCACGACGACCAAGTGGACTGCATGACGCAGATGCTTACTCGCTTTATGAAGTTTTATGCCGAACCCGAAAAGCCGAAGCTGGTACTCGGTGCTTTCAAGGCGCTACACCCTAAAAAGAAAAGCGCAGTAGGGAAGGGAGATAAAATCAATGTTATTTGAGTACATTTTGGCTGTTTTAGCGCTCGTAATCTCACAAGCCGTTATATGCTATCTGTTCTTTGGAATGGGCTATAAGGCGGCTCGTGGCGAACGAATGAAGAATGTATCGGAAACTGTAAAAAAGCCGCTTAAAACGCTATTTGGCGGCTCAAAAGATGAAAAGAAGTGGCGCACTGTTCTCGACAATATCGAAAACTACGACGGAACGGCGCAAAACCAAAAGGAGATTCGCTAAATGGAAAACAAAACATGGCAGGCGTATGAAAAAGGCCGCGATTATCTCGACCAAAAGGCGCTCGTAGCGAAAACACAAAGGAATTGGAACTTTTATTTAGGCGAACAGTGGGCTGGCCTGCAATCTGGCGGCGAAGAACTGCCAATGTTCAATTTCATAACGCCCACAATTAAGTACAAGGTGGCAACGGTAGCCCAAAACCGCATGGCCGCGCAGTACACCGACATGTACGACCGCCAAGAATACGAACAGCTTTGCGAAGAACTCGGCAAAGACTTCATGCGTATGTGGGAAAAGTCGAAAATGGACGATTCTGCGTGGAAAGTCGTTAAATATGCGGCTATCGAAGGCGATTCGTACATTTATTGGGGCAATTTCAGTATGGAGGACGGGCAGGTACTTCATACTACACAGATCATGTTCGGAAACGAACAAGAACCCGACATTCAGAAGCAGCCGTATATCATCTTACGCGGCAGAGAATCGGCAGAATCGCTCCGCAAAGAAGCGAAGGAAAATGGTGTGCCGGAATCTGACTACTCCTTAATCGTACCCGACGAGGACACCACAAGGGAAGTTGGCAACAAGGAAGAAGTCAAAGAGGACGGCAAATGCACATATATTATCTATCTCACTAAAAAGGAAGGCATTGTATATGCCGAAAAGCGCACCGAGTACAGCGAAGTCGCACCTATGAGGGCAATCGAAAATCTTGATGCGGAAGGCAACCGCGTAGGCGGCTTAAAGCTCTACCCTATTTGCGGTTACATCTGGGAACGCAAGCCGAACGACAGCAGAGGCAAAAGCGAAGTCGAAAGGCTTATCCCGAACCAACTTGAAACAAATAAAACACTCGCAAGGCGCTCAATGACCGTCAAAATGACCGCATACCCACGCCTTGCCTATGACGCAAACGCTATTCAGAACCCCGACGACCTCGACAAAGTGGGCGCGGCTATTGGGCTGAACGGCGCTGCAAGCGGCATAGATACCATGATAAAGTATCTCAACCCTGCGTCAATGTCGCATGATGCACAGACTTTGTTGCAAGACCTTGTGAACACGACAAAGGAACTCGCAGGAGCAGGGGATATGGCACTCGGAAATGTATCGCCAGAGCGTGCAAGTGGCGCGGCTATAACCGCCGTCCGCGACCAAGCGGCGCTTCCACTCAACGAGCAGATTTCCGCGTTTAATCAATTCGTGGAAGATGTAGCAAACCTTGCTTACGAAATGATGACCGTATCTTCCCCTAACGGCATACAGCTTGCCGACGGAATGGTAATTAGCGGCGAAGAACTCCGCGACCTTAAACCTTCTATCCGCATAGATGTATCGCCGGACAATGGTTGGACTAAATACTCGGCGCAGCAGGAACTTGCAAACTTGCTGTCGAACAATCAGATAGATTTGCAGATGTATTTAGAGGCACTGCCAGAGGGCGGGGCATTGCCGAAGAACAAGTTACTCGCTCTATTAGCTGCCAAAACGCAAGAAACAATGGCAGAACAGGAGGCCATGAATGGAAACCTACAAATGCAAGACTTGCGGAGCGGAATGGGAGAAGCCCTCGGGTAAAGCATCATATATTGCACACTGCGCACAGTGCGCCAAAAAGGCAAAGGCACTCGGCGTAGATGTACTCCCAAAAGGCGCAGTATCGTGCAAAGGCTCGATAACCCAACCGACCGACGAGGACTTAAAGGCCGTTGAAAAACTTATGGCGGCCTACAACAGAGAAGCCGAACGCGACGAAATGGTAAAGTCGGACACAATGACACCACAGCGCGAGGCACTTATTAAGCAGGCACAGACACAATGCACCTGCCGAGGCGATTTTGAGGGGAACAAAGACACCCTTTGCCGCAAGTACAGCAGATGTTCAGAGTGTTGGGCTGATTTCAACAAGTAAATATTAGGAGGAACACATGGATAATGAACTCAACGCCGTTGTGGACGAGATTGTATCTCCCGAAACAATGGAAAGCGCAGAAACGCCGGAAGTCGCTGAACCGGCAGAGGAAAGCGTAGAAATGTCGGAAGTCGCTGAACCGACCATTAGCAAGAAGGACGCAGATGCGGCATTTGCACAGATGCGCAGAGAGAACGAGCAGCTTCGGCGCGAAAAAGCTGAACTGAACGACACGCTCGGCCTATTCTTTGACGGCGACGACAAAATTGCGGCGGCGAAAGCCCACTACTATGGCAAAGATGTCGAAACCGTTAAGGCAGAAATGGCAGAGGCGCAGGAAGTGGCAACGCTTAAAGCAAGAGTACAGGAACTCGAAAGCGAAAAGCAAAACTACATTGTGCAGAGAAGTATCGAATCCGACCTTGCTACTCTCCAAAAGCTCGATCCGAATATTAAAACGGTGCAGGACATGGAAAAGATGCAAGAGTATCTCCGTCTTATAGCGGCGAAAGTACCTTGCGAAATTGCGTATGAAGCTCAAAAGGCATACGACGCAAGACATGAAGTGTCTACACCAAAGGCAATCGGCGCACTCAATAACGAGGCGCCGGAAAAGGACTATTTCACACCAGAAGAAGTGAGAGCTATGAGTGAAGCCGAAGTCAAAAAGAACTTCGATAAAATCATGGCCTCACAAGAGAAATGGAAGTAAAGGAGAATAAAAAATGGCATATAACAATTTTATTCCAACCGTATGGGCGGAAGCAATCAACAGAGAGCTTGAAAGAACTCTCGTATTCGCAGAGGACTGCAACAGACAGTATGAAGGTAAGGTAAAGGCACAGGGCGACAGCGTTCGTATTCTCGGTGTAGGCAAGCCGACAATCACGACAACCTCTAACCGCAACCCTTCTCTTTCAACACCGGAAACGGTGGCTGACCTTTCCGTTACACTGCCAATCGACCAGATTTCATACTTCAACTATCAGGTCGGCGACATTGACAAGCACATGGCAGTAGGCGGCGTTATGGAAGCGCTGAACAAGGAAGCAACACAGGGCGTTGCAAACGCTATGGACGCGTTTATCGCTAATCTCTCAAAGGCAAGCGAAGCAGTAAATCTTGACGCATCTGCTGTTCAGATTACTACTTCCAATGTACTTTCAAAGGTTGACGAAGCGCTCGAAAAGCTGTGGGAGAATGATGTTACTCCTAACACAAAGGTAACAATGGTAGTACCGCCATGGTTCTACATGATCATGAAGGCTGCATACACCAACCTCGACACCGACAACTCCGACATGGTAAAGAACGGTCGTGTTGGTAGATACGGCGGCGTTATCGTTAAGATGTCAAACAATGTTGCGGCATACAACGACGGTACACACGACTGCAACCTTATCCAGATTAAGACCGACAAGGCAATCGCGTTTGCAAACCCTATGACTCACACAGAGGCTTACAGACCAGAAAGCTCCTTCTCCGACGCAGTAAAGGGATTCGTTCTCTACGGCGGCAAGATTGTTCGCCCGAAGGAACTCATCAACCTTAATGTTTATAAGTAGTATAGGAAAGGAGAACTGAAAATGGCAGTAACAGCATTATCAACAGTAAAACTCGCGCTCAACGATTGGAGCGACGCAATTACCGAAACTGCGGCTTCCACAGCGGCAGACGGCGTAACTGTAACAATGGGTGCAGATTACAAGACAGTTATTCTCGCACACAACACACATGGCTCGGCTGCAAAGACCGTAACTGTTAAGGCAGGCAACGGCCTCGGCGGAGTGTCCGACCTTGCGGCAGAGAGTATCGCAAGCGGTGCGACAAAGGCAATCGTAGTAGATTCCAGCAGATTCGTAAACATTTCCGGCACAAACAAGGGCAAGCTCCTTATTATCCCGGAAAGCACAGATGTCAAGTTTACGGTAATCGAGCTGTAATCGGCGAGTGAAAACTTGGGGCGGCATAGGTACAGACTTGTGCCGCCTTTTTTAGAAGGAGATTCAAAATGACTTTCGGAGAACTGAAAAACGAAATAAGAGATTTGGGCTTTGAAGAAGATGCCACAATGGACGAAATGCGCGAACTCGTGATAAACGCATGTAACCGCGCAATCGACTTCATCAATACGACGGTGCGCCCGATTGTTAAGTGCTATACGGCAGAACTCCCGGAAGGCGAAGAAGATAGCGACACACTGACCGTTGAAATGGCAGATGTGGCAGACTTTGTGGACTTCTACGGAAAGCCCAAAATCGAAACAGAGGGCAAAGTTATCGTCTTATCTGACTTTGATATGCTGACACTCACAAAGTTTGTTACAAAGGCAGAATATGCGCCTTTAAGCGTGTATTACAAGGCTATGCCAACGGTACTCACAACGGACACAGACGACGACTTCGAAATCGAGTTAGACAAGGTGGTGCAACCTTTAATTGCCCTACTTGCCTCTTACTATATATGGCTTGACGACGACGAACGCAAGGCCACAATGTACTACAATCAGTACGACGACTTGAAAAATCAGATTCTCGGCAATATGGCTATGCCTATGGCGGTTAAGTTTGTGGGGGGTTTCTAAATGGCGCAGATGAAAGTACCAAAAGCGGCGGCGCTTTATACAACAGCATATAGTGGCTTGCGCGGTGTGGACTTTTCGCAGGACGCTTCACTTGTTGACCGCAAGCGTTCTCCGTCGGCAGTAAATGTTATATCCGATATGGGCGG